TGGTGGTCATTTTATGATTGTGAACAACTTCCCCTTCCCCAGGGGTGTAAGTGTTACAGGAAAAACAAAAACTGTGACCATCGGAATACAAAGAATTCGCATCCGATGAGCCACAGTGGATACAAGGCTCGTGCCTTATGAATTCGCTCTCGCTCATTTGAGCCAGTCAATAGGAATACTTTGATATGACGCCCAGGGGAAACCATTACGTTCCGCCCATTTAGCGTATGTTGTCTTAGATCCTTTGTAGATCTTATTAAAGGGTGCTTGAAAGACGAACCGAATATCTAAGTCGGGATTGCTCTTCTTTACTGCTTTCATCTTGCGACGATCTTCGCTCGTCAGTCTCCCCTTTACCTCTAGATAGACACCATTCGGTAAAAGAAAGTCGGGGATGTAGTTGCATTCAAGAACGTATGCGAGTTTACGTGATTCGTATTCATAGGAAACTTTCAAGCTGGAGAGAAGGTCAGCAACCTTACCCTCCAAGCCTGATCTAAACATCAGTCATTCAATTGTTTTTCGACAATCTCTTCGACGATTTCAGATACAGCACGGCGCATCTCATACTTGAAGTCGTTGCGATCCGCCTTATAGCGGGTGACCGTGATCTCAGGCAGCTTGATGCACAGGGTGCCTTCGTAGAGTCCAAGCTCTTCGTTTTTAACGCAATCAAAAGAAATCATCAGAAGTCGTCGTCGGTAGTGGTTTCGTCGTTGGAAGTAATGTTCGGGTCACCAGCTTTGAAGCCAGTGGTCTTACCGAACAGTTCGGCAACATCAGTTTCATTCATGTCACCAGTGTCAACACCAGCAGAGGTGTTAAGGGCGATCACCTGTACACCCACCAGCTTGAGGCTAGTGCCGTAGGTAACTCCGTCCTTGAGGATGTAAGGCTTCTGGTGGAATGCCAGCTTGACCTTAGAGCCACCGTACAGCGGCGTATCCTCGTTAGTAATCAACGTACCCTCACTGTCAACAACAGCGGGACGGTTCTCATCATTCCAACTGAACTTAACTTGGTACTTACCCTCAGTCACTTCTTCCCAAGGCTCAGGCTTGAGAGTAGAACGCTTAGGATTCTTGAGCTTACCTTCTGCCCACTTAAGGACTTCAGTGCGCTCATCTTCGAGAGTGTCAACAGTTGCCTGATCAACAAGAGCAGACAGTTTGTAGCCGAACTTACCCGGCTTCAGTACAGCTTGATAACCTTCAAGGACAACAGGCTGTTCGGTTTTGTGGATGGTACGTGCCATTAACAGAAAAAGTAGGTGGATTCAATAACCGACTCAGGCTTAAGGTCGCCTACAATCGGTGGTGCAGTCTCCGCACCTATTTGAGATGCGAAGTCATTCAGGTAATCATGCTCTGCGAACAGGTGCATGTAAGTCTCACGCACAAGCGTAGACAATGTGGACATATCCGTGGCTCTGCATAACACAGAGTCATGGATCAATGCGATGGGTGCGTCAAACCTCAACGCAGATAGATGCAACAGTGAAGCATCAAGCGAGTGGATTAGGTTAGGTGCCGTTGCGTTCTTGTGGTGGAGCAAGTCCACTTTATCGGAATCACCGACGGCAACCTTGATCTGGCAACGACCAAGTAACTGAAGCTCAATAGTCTGAAGTTCAGGTTTCATCAACCGTTGAGTAACAACAAACCCAGAAGGTGTTGTCCATGTCAGCTCAGTAGCCCCACCTTTGATGGCTTCTGCTACCTCACTCTCGATCCATGTCATGACTGCCATAGGACCAGGAACGACAACATTCATTGCATCCCTGACTGCTTTGACAGTAGCTGTGAGATCGTCTTTTTCAATCTCAACGTTTTTGCCCTTCAGTGCATCACGGATGTAACCGCGATTACTGTAAGGCTTAGCATTGTAAGGAACAGTCATAACGACCCTTTTGACCACCTTTCTGTCCATGTGAGGACGGATAGATGCAGGGCAGTTAGGTGTAGCAACCTCTGCAACGACCTTGTAAGCATCTTGAGGATGATCGCTAGGTAACACGTTAACAAGACGTGCTGTAGAGGCATCCCTGGCTAAACCAGCAAGGATCTGAAGACCACTGCAAGTAGCATCTGTAGCTACCATCAGTGAAGTATGTGAACGATCACATGCTATCACACAATGGTAATACTCTTCACACGCTGCTAAGAACTGCCAAGGTTCATCGACACCCTCCCATTCATGCAGATTACCGAGTGGATCAGTAGCGATGATTGTGATGAGTTGATGATTGTCTAGCGTCCATGCTAATCTCTCAGCCATGGTCGCCTTATCTAGACCGAACGTTGTAGCGACCTGGAAGGCTAACCAATCACAGGCGTATTCATCTACAAACGCTTCATCATGAAACTTGAGCAAAGACTTACCGAAGTCTGTATCTTGCGGTGTGAGGAATGCAGGAATAGGATAAGCACGACCCCTGTAATCAAACGACCACGGAATGTAGAACTGATCTCTATTCTTGAACACCTTCACTGCATTCAACGTCATCCTTGTTCGACAAGAACGTTGGAATGCTTGTGCATTGATGTTCATTACCTCTGCTGCTCTCCGCCTGTAATCTTTTCGAGAATCTTTGTTCTCTGCTATGTCTACTGGCTTAGGCGGTAGGGGTAGTTCAATGATAGGGATAAACTTACCCACCTCAATCTGCCTACGTTCTAACTCCTCCGCTACCTCTACGATAAACGGATTGATACGGTAGGCAACCTTCTGAATCTTGTTCAGAAACTTGATGGGTGTTTCTCCCTGTATAAGGCAGGGACCTCCACGGCGCACCATGTCATGACCGCGCATCACCTCGTTGAGCAGGTATCCGCCAGGTGTCGTGATGCTCCAATCATTAGGAGGGATGAGCATAGGCCAAGTCATAGGACTGAATAGCTCAGCTGTATGAACTACCTCATCCTTGATTTCTAAGAACTCAGGAGTAGGTACAACATACTGGTGAGTCTTGCGTCCGTCCCTGCGTATGTCACGCATGAACCAGTTGGACGCTTCGCACACACAATCGAGCAGCCATCCGCCTAGCTTGATGCGGTTAGCTTTACCCCATGCTTGCCAGTGTTCAACATTGTAGCGATTCATCAAGGTAGAGATAACCTTGACCTTTTGATGTGTGCCTATTGACTTGTGCCAATAGTTATCCTTGAGGGTTTGTAGTAACCCAGGCACAGTGCGTTCGTAGTGACGCATCATGCACTCATTCTCAAGTGCACTACCTATCGCATCAGATACATTCTGCACCTTAGATGCAGATGGAGTAACAGAAAATACCTTGTCAAACGTGACCTTACTGGCGATAGCTGCTGCTACCTCAGGCTCTACATCTGCAAGGTATATCCTGATCTCACGGAAAGCTACACCTACGCAACCTGAGTTAATCCGGCGCTCAGCTGTAGAAAGTATGCGATTAACAACAAGAGGTATCAGTGTTTGAATAGATGCTACGCCATAGACAGAAGCACTGGCGTAATCTTTCTCCTCTAGTTTCTGTGTGTTGTCGCGCAGTTGCTTGAGTCCTTGCCGAATCTGTTCGCGCTCAAGTTCGACTTGCTCAGAGATCTGTGCGGGTGTTGGCATAGGCTAGTCAATAATAATACAGGGTTCATCAAGGTAATCTTCCAAGAGTTGCTCTTGCATGATTTGCAACAGCTCCTCACGGTCAGGATGCAGCTCAATCTCAGCGATGAGTTGAGCAGTGCGGCGTTGAAGGGTGGTTTCAGTCATCGTTAAGTTCGTCGTCAAATGGACCCATGATCAGGTGATGAATAGACTCATGGTTGCACACTGTGAATTCAATGTGCGGAGTCTTCATCAGTTTGCGTACCTTGTCTTGAGCAGCGTGTTCACGTTGGTACACATGCTCTTTGACTTTACCAGTCTTGTTGTCATGTACACGGATGATACAAGCAACAGAGCCAGGAAGTTCCCAACCTGCTACCTTCCAATCCATAACCTCCTCAAAGGTGTGAGGTTGGAATAGATCATCGGGTGCGTCCTTGAACTCTTGCCAGTTGTTCGGGAAATACTCACGCTTACCACTCATCAGCTTGCCTCACATTTACTAGTTCGTCGTTACGTTCATGGGACAATTCTAGAGCCATCCATGCAGCTGACTCAGAATCGGGCGCTAATAGATGCATAGTGCCTGAACTTAGCGTTACTTCATACAGTTTCGGCGGATGAT